CTTTAACTGTTTCTGCACCTGTTGCTGATCTAATAATAACTTTTAAATCAGTTGCTTCTAAAATTTTATAATCGTATGGAAAACTAGTGGCTGTGCCATTACCATTTGTTGATTTGGATATACTTGTAGTTGATACTGTCATGTTACTTTTCTATATTACTCTTTCTTTGTTTTTTCAAGATATATTAAGGCTTGTTGAGCAAAATTTATCATTAATCTATATTGGTCATCTATTAACTCTCTTTTTTGATCTGGGGTAATTTTAGTACCATCAGCTAACTCTTTAGTGTTATATATCTGTCTTATTCTTTTGTCTAACTCTTTAATTGATTTTTTGTATTTTAATAAATACTGTCTATCAAAAGGAGCTGTAGCATATAATTTTTTATATTCATCATTATTACCTGCTTTTAAAGCAAAATCCATACTATTAAAAATTTTTTCAACTTTTTCTAATTCTTCAAAAAATCTAGTTAAAGATTTAGATGAATAACCCGGAACAGCTGCAACATCAAATGCTCTAAGAACTGGCATTTTTGTCAATTTATCTGTTGGTTTTATAGGGTCATCTATAATTTTTGATTTAATTAAAGTATAGTCTAAAACTTCTAAAGCATATCTACCTAATCCACCGGTCCATGATCTAAATACATTTTCTGCATGAATAGGTTTACTAGATAAAAAAGAATCATCACCAACTATTCCATTTAATATTTCTGAAAATAATTTCATACTTTCAGAAGTATATTCTGTGTAATAAAATTTATTTATTAAATTTTTATCTAATGATTTTGGAACAATAGGTGCGTCTCTAAAAAAACTCCAATTATTAAAATTTTCTATAAATGGTCGTATAGCTGTAGGTATAGGATTAAATGATTTTGCATTATTGTATAAAAATTCTCCAACAAATCTATCAAATTCTTGTGGTTCATTAGTACGATACCAATCTAAAAAACTTTCTATAACTGAAGATACTAATGTACCAACTTCAAAAGGTTTTGGTATTCTATTTGCTTTACCTTCACTATCTTTAAAATACCAATAATTTTGTTTTAACCATGATGGTTGTTCTTTATAATCTTCATCATCCATATTAGCTATATAGAATCCTATTGTTGGTAAAACTATTGTAACACCAATCATTGCTGATGTTCTTCCCGGTTGATCTCTAAATGCTTCGTACACTCTTGTCAAACCTTGAACTCTTGCGTTCCAAAATGGAACTATTTTATTTATAGCAGCACCAGCAGTTCCTCTTTTTGCATAATCTAAAAGATTTCTTGCTTCATAACCACCTCTTTCCATAGCATCTTTACTTGATAAACCTTTTTTTAAAGCTGCTTTTTCTGTTTTTTCAAATATTCTAAATCTTGTTGCTTCCTCAGATAAAGTTGTCAACCATTTTAAAGGAGCTAACATACCTTTATTTGCATTTCTAACTGGACCTTTAGTTAAAATATCATAAACTTTTCCATCAAAAATATTAGGTTTATCAACAGCAAGTAGAGTTGATTGCATACCACCAGACTTAGTATATCTTTCCCAAAGTTTCATTGTTTTAGGTCTTGATCCTTTTGTAAGAATATTCATTGCACCAATTAAAGAATCTTGTATTGGAACAAAACCAACTTTATTTAAAAAACTTGCTTGTATAGTATCTCTAAAAAAGTTGGGTACAGCAAAATCTGGTATTAATATTGCACCAGCTCTTAATGTTCTTGCAGGAGCACCTAAAAAATTTAATAGCATATTAGTGCCTTGTTGATCTAAAGTTTTAAAAGCATTTGCCAAATCTACTCCAACATCATAAGTTTCTGTTTTACCATTTCTTTTAACTGTAATTTGACCTTTATCTGTGCTTGAAAATTCTTGTCTAAAAATTGTAAACTCACCTATAGTTTTATCAGACATTTTATCTATTTCTGTTTTATTAAAAAATTGTTCTAATTCTTTTCTTTGAATATTTATTGGTTTTAATTTTGGTTTTGTTTTAGAAAAATAAGGAAAAGGGTCTGGAGCATTTACTGTTTCAGCAATTTTTTTTTCTTTTGCAATAAAATCTACAAAATTAACTTTAACTTGATTTCGTTCTGCAAGGTTTACAATAGTGTTAGTGTTTTTTACAATAGCTTCTAATGGTGGAAATACTCTTTCTTTACTTCCTTTAATTCTTTTAAATGGATTTACTGAACCTTTTATAAAACCAATTTCACCTTTTTTTGGAAGTTCTCTTGCAAAGGTAACATAATTTTTATTTGCTTCCGTCATAGCAATAAAAGCATCTTTAGATATTAAACCACCATCTACAGCATATTCTAAAAGTTGTCTTTGATAAATGTCTACTTTTTTTGCGTATTGTTCAAATTGTAAATTATATTTTTTAATAAATGTTTTTGCAGTAGCAATATCAAAACCAGATTCTATTTTTCTACTATTTAATTCTATAGCTCTTCTATTTGCAAGGTAAGTATCAAATAATTGCATTTCTTTATTACCTTTAATTGTTACATCTTTTAATATTGTTTTTAATCCCGGTCCTTTTGCCTCTGCAGTTTTAAAATTTAATGTACTAAATTCTATAAAAGATGCTGCTCTATTTGGCATACCTTCTAATAATCTTGTTTGTTCATAAATATTTAATTTTTCAATACCAGTTTTAGTATTAACACCGGCATCTTTAAGAGCTTCTAAAATAGGATATTTAGTATCTATTGCAGTAACAATAAATTTTCTTTTTGCAGTAGAACCCATTTCTTTTAATCTTTTAGCAGTTAAAGGTTCAACTTTAGATTTAAAAGCAATATTTTCTGCTGCTTTATTTGCTATATCATCTTTAAATAATTTTTCTGTTTTATCTATTATTACAGTTTCTTTTTTAGAAATTTTACTTTCTAATAAATTTTTATAATCTCTAACATAACTTCTTGATGAAACATCTTCTAATATTCTTTTGTTTGTTATAGAATCCTTAAATACTTGATTAGGTTTTTTACCTGTATCTACAAATATTTCTTTAGTTCTTTTTTCCATAATTTTTTTAGGTTGTACTGCACCTAAAGCACCAAATAAAACTGCTGAATAACTAAACTCTTTTAATGTAGGGAGTTGTCCATTTAATGTTGCTCCCACACCTTCAAATGCTGTAAGTTGACTTGCTACTCTTGTTAGGTATTTATCTGCAAGTTTACCAACAACAGGTAATTTTAATTGTGGTGCTAAAGCAGTAGCTGCAAAAGTAACACCTTGTTTTGCTCCTTCTTTAATTCCTTCTTGCAAAAAATTTTTTAATATTTCAACTGGTTGTCCAGAAGATTGTTGTTCTAATCCTTTTAATATTGTTGATCTTGCTGCTCCGGGAATTGCACCAGCAGTAAATGCACCAGCATAAGGACCACCAGCTAATGTTCCGGGTATAAAACTTAAACCATATATAGGAAGTTCTAAACCTAATGTTGCGGCTCTTTCTAACAATCCCTCAAACCAAGTATAATCCTGTGGTTCATCTTCTGTTAATGCTTCTGATAAACCTTTTTCATTGGCTAACCTGTAAGTCATATCATACAATGTTTTGCCATATCCTCTTTTTAATATTTGATCTCCATCAAATTTTTGACCTACTAAAAATTCTTTTGTTGATATTTGCTTTCCTTGAGTTATCTGATCTTGATATAAAAGATCATCATCTGGAGACATCATTACCTCATCTTGATAATATTCATTTTCAATTTCTTTTTTAACATCTTTAAAATAATTTTTATAATTATTTTTATCTGCAGGTATAATTCCAAATGCTTCTAATGTATCTGCGTTAGTAAATCCTGCAGCATCTAATTTAATTATTTTTTCTTTTTTCCAATTTTCTATTTCTGTATTACTAAAACCAGCATCCTTTAATTGTGTTTCTTTTTCGCCTAAGTTCATATTGTTTTAATATCAAATCTAGTTACTATTAAAGCTGCTGCAAAGTTAGCTGCTAAATTGTCATCTTCTCTTAAAAGTTTAACTAAATTTTTATCTTTTAAATTTAATAAACCTTCTCTTGCTGTTTCATAATCTCCTTTATATTTTTTAGAAAAAGTAGATTCAAAATTATCTCCAAATATGGCACTAGAGTTTTTTAATAAATCTTTTGCAGTTTCCACTTCTATTTGCCAATAAGAACTCGCATAAAAACTGTCTATTTCTGGATTGTTTCCTTTTTGTTTTTTTGTTTTATATTGAGTTTCAATTTGACCAATTTTACTTAAATTTTGTATTAAATCTTTTTTTGAAAAACCACCATCACCTTCAAAATTTGTAGAAGCATTATTTATTGCCAATAGTGCATCTTCTGGAATTTTATAATCTTTGTTATTCATATAACTTAATCTAAGTTTTGCTTTAGCAGCATTAATTATACTGTTGTCAGTTTGATAATGTTTATTCCAATTTACAATTAACTCTGAATCTTTACCTAAAAAAATATCACCTAAAAAACCAACTTGTTTTACGTCTGAATTTGTATCTAAACTAGCACCATCCATTTCATTTAAACCAAAATTTTCATTATCATCAATTTTTGAATCGTTAGTTTCAATTCTTTTTAAATATTGTGTGGCTGTTTCACCTTCTATTTTTTTTGGTACTGTTATAATTTCTTTATTATCATCAACTATTTGATTAACAAGTGTATCTAAGTCTGAAGTTTTGGGTAAATAATTTCTTATATTTTTAGCTATATAATTTTCTGAATTAGGAGATAATAAGTCTTCAATATCTATGCCATCAACTGTTCCTTTAATAAAATCTTTATATAGTTTTTGTCTTAATCCACTAGCTTTTGAATTATAATTTTTATCAAAATAATTTAAAAAAGTATTACCTTGTAATAAAGGAACTAAATTATCAAAGTATTTCATAAATTGTTGATCTTGTTTTTTAAATGTTTCGTTATTAGTTCTAGTTAATAT